CATGAAGATGCCTCGTATCTTATAATTCTTTTTGCCGTTATCTGCTTCTTCTACGATGTATTCAGCAGATGATACTTCCTCTGTGATAAGTTTCATGTTTTTTTTATCCACTTATTATTTATACTTTTTTGGTACCTCAGCACTAGCTGCTATACGCAACTTTTGTAGTCTTAGAAGTTGCACAAGTTAACTCTTCCGTTGGTTCTTTTTGTATGATAACAGATTCGTTTGCACCAATATAGACTGATCCTACAATAGCACCACCACCAGCAAGTCTTAAAGTTGCTGTTGCGGCCGCTGTGCAATGTACACGCACCAATGTTGCTTCTCCAATGTTATTGGCACTTGCATTGTCAATACTTGTTCCTAGTAATTTTAGTTTCATTCTTCTCTCCTATTGTGACAATATGTCATCTATAATTTTTTCTAGTTGTTTCTTCGCAGGAGACTTATCAATTACTTGCATCAACTTAGGTATGGACACATCACCTCTACGATCAGTGGCAGTGTCCATAATCTTATCGACTTCTTTCTTCAATCTTGGCGATAGTTTTTTATAAGATGTTATTTTCTTATAATCGTCTTTACGCTCAAGTATCTGACTGTTCAGTTGGCTGAACGCTATCGACATCAGCTGTTTCTCCTGTTCTTACGAATGTCTTCGCAAGGTCTTTACGTCTGTCATCTAAGGCAGCTCCCACTTTATCAACTAATGCTGATTTAAATTGTGTTTCTGCTTCGATATGATCATCTTTTGCTAAAGCATCAATCATCTTGTTTACTTGTTCACTCATTGCTTACTCCTTTAAAAACCGTCTTGGGCATCATCATTGTAAGGATCTTTAATAATGCCTTGATCGATTTCTGATTTGATTTGTTCTCTTTGTTTTTCGATTTCAAGGTCTGTCATACGTAAAACGTGTTTCAAAACATAATCCATCGAAAACACTTTTCCTATTAATTGTTGACTAAAAATTCTTTCTGCTTGATCTAAACGGGACTGACGAATTTCTTGTTCTTTCATTTCTGAAAAATATCCATCCTGAATAAAATCATATTTAATATAATCAGAAACACTTGCCCAATCATCTTCACTCACAATACCCTTGAGTATTAATTGAGTTTTTAACATATCAGAAAAGAGATGAATAAATTTCTTTCTTAGTCTTTGAATGTATTTTGTAAACTTAATCTCATCTCTACTTACTTCCGTTGACTTACCTAGTTGTAAACCACCAGCGGATTCACTATCTAAACGTGAGAATGGTACGTTCAGTGATTGATATAATTTCTTTTGAAAATATTTGATGTCATCAATCTCACCCAAGTTTTGACCACCAGGTAAAGTTGTAATCTCTGTTCCTCGACCACCTTCACGTCTTGGTAACCAGAAGTCTTCTAACATCGACATATACTGTCGGTCATCTCTGATTTCACCAGTCGATGCATCGTAAACTAATTTGTTTCGATAACGGTTCATTACATCTTTTAGATATTGTTCTGCTTTAATCTTTGGTAGATTACCAACATCAATATAAAAGATTCTTCTTTCTGGTGCTCTACTAATACGATAGATCACTAAACTGTCTTCAATCATTCTTAACTGATTGACTGGTTTAATTGCCTTATGTAGATGTGATAAAACAACATTCTTTTGTTGATCAACTAAACCGGATGGACAATAAGCAATCGCATCTTTATGAATACGAATACCACCTGTTGTCATTGAACCACCAACACCCTTTTCATTATAAACGTAATATTCTTTGTACTCCATCGGATCTGGTGCATCACCAGGCATCTTAATGGGTCCGTCTTTCTTTTTAATCTCTCTTACTTTTTTAATTTTACGAGGATCAATATATCGTAATTCTTTGATACCATCTTTAGGATTCTTTGGGTCGATTACTTTGTGATAGTACATACGACCATCGACATACCAACGTCTAAAGATATCATGTCCTTTTTCTTCAAATTCTAATAAACGTAAAACTTCATCAAACTCTTTTGCAATTTTCTTTTTTAAATCGACTGAGAATGGTTTGATTCGATCTAAGTTTAATCGAACAGGAGGTTCTATTTCGTCTGATACGATTGCCTCGTTGACGATATCTTCAACTGCCTGATCACACTCAGGTTGCATTGCGACTTCTCTATATCGTCTAATTAAATCTGCTTCATCACGTATCTGTCCTTCCATGTCCAGATAGTGACCAATGTGTCCACCACCACCGATGACTGTTTGTGAGCCATCGTCAACGGAAGGCAACGTAAAGTCTTGTGACGTTGCCTTCTCGTTCTTCGATCGGGTAATAGAAAATCCAAATAATTCTGCCATACTATTATTTATACCCTTTTTTAAACTACCTTTTTATTAAGTAGTTGTGTTTGATTCCCAATACTGATATCGCCATGTACAGGTAAATGTTTCTAATGTAGTTGCAGGATCATATGTTAGATCAATTGCTGCTAAGTTTGTTGGAAACATACCTCTAAATGTGTATGACTTAATAGTATTACCATTTCTGTCTAAGTGATCGACAAACGCATCGACTTGATAGTCAACAGGATTGACAAGACCTTCGTTATCAGACATATTGTTCATACCATTGGACCATCTCTCAATCGCATTACGGACTAAGAAATCAGTATCATTGATAATTGTTGTATCCCATGTTTCGAACTCTCTGTCACCAGCCATGTAGATATTTCTACCTCTGAATGGTACAACGATTTCTCCTAGAGTTGAAGCAGGAAGTGTTGTTGCAGTGCATAAAAATGCCATGCTTTCTGTTTCACCACCAACGGCAGCGAAACCTGGGAAAGGCATCGTTACTTTGAACTGATTAGCTCTAGCTCCGCCGCCTTTTAGTTTAGATACAAAATCTGAAATGTTTGCCATGATTATGCTCCTACGACTTCACTGAACGCTACGCCAGTTCTTGTTGCAACGAAGTTAAGTTTAATAAAGTTGATACTTCTTGCAGGTTTCACAAAGATGTCTGCAACAAATTCATTTCTATCAATAACTTCAGCTGTGTTATTACTCTCATCACATACTACAGCAAAGTCTGTGATACCTCTACGACCTTGTACATCTCTGAGGAAAGGTTCTACTAGATTTCTAAACTGTGCTCTTGTGAACTCATCGTTGAACTCAAAGAGTTGGAATTTAGAAGCAGTAGCAACTGCCTTTTCTAAAGTGATGAAAAGTCTTCTTACATTGATTCGATCAAATGCACTTGGCTTTGATAATGCAGTCTTATCACCAAATAGTACAGTACCTTGACCAGGGAATGAAGTTACAGGATTTACTCTTTTTCTGTAAAGAATATCTCTCTGTGCCTGATTTGGACTGTATGCTAATTTGATTGCGCCACGAATCTGACCTCTGTTTAGACCACCTGGTGAATACCAAGGATCTGCAACTAGATCAGTTCTTGCACATAGACCAGCAATATCGCCGTTTAGTGGAACGTATCTGTAAACATCATTGTATTTGTCATACTGATATTTGTAACCTGAATCGATTACAGCATATGAAGATGAAGGTAATCCATCAGCAAATGCTACAACGTTTTCTGTTTGTGCAATTGCATCAGTTACATTTACAACATCTGCTCTTGCAGGTGATACGAAAGCAACGCAATCTTTTCTTGTTTCAGCAAGATCGATTAACATTGTTGCCTTTGTGTCGCCAGTTGCATCTGCGTTTGTTTGTGAAGGTCCACCAATAATAAAGTTAACATCAACAGTTTCAGAATCTCCGAACTTGTCATATGCTAACTCTAATTCACCATCAGTTGGTACATTATCATCAGTTCCACCAGCAAGTGATGTGCTGAAGATAGTAAATGCAGCTGTACCTGTGTTATCAAATGTATTGTTTACAACACTTGCACCTGCACCTGATAGTGTAGTTTCATGGTCCATCCAATAAATGTTTGATGACTGATTGTATAAAACATCTACGTAATAGTTTGTTCCGCCTTGAGCGTTTTTCGCATCTGAACCTTGAGATAAACCTTCGTATTTCTCTAAGATTGATCCTGCAACACCAGAAATACCACCGTCTTCATCAACAACAACGATATGAAGTTCATCGTTTGAACCACCGTTGTCGGAAGCGTATTGTGTTGTACCGGGTGCTGAATCAAAGAGATAGAAATATTCCCAACGTCTTTTGATGTATGCGTTATCATCAACTGCATCTTTTAATCCAGTTTGACCACCAGCAAGACCACTTTCAACGTTAGTGTTTACTCTTGCGATAGTTAAAGTGTTAGATGAAATTGCAGTGATTTTATAATACTCACCAGAAGGTGCAGCGCTAAAGTTTCCACTTATATCGCCGAACTCTAATAAGTCGCCTACTTGAAATTCTGTACCATCATCAACTGTGATAGATGTTGCACCTTTTGATGCAGCTCCAGCCACCAAGTTATCAGCGGGCATAGTCTGTTCAAATGCGGTTGAATTTGTACACATTGATACCTTGAGGTTGTTACCCCAAGTGCCAGCAGTTCTTGCAGCCCAACTTCCTGATGAGCCTGAACCGTCAGCGTAATTGTTAGTATAGTGGTCTGTGTTTTTAA